AGCTTATTCTTGCCCCCATGCAGGGTAATATAGAATTTTATTAAAGTAATTTAAAAATCATATATTTGAATAAACTTTAGAAAAAATGGTGCAAAAAAGGTGCAAACTAAATGACTGAAACTGTTGGAATATATGAAGAATAAATGAGAAAAAGGCCGCCTGAAATCTCAGACGGCCTTTGTTTTATTGAAGAGCATCAGATAACGCCTTGTGCCGCGCCTTGCAATCATTGTACAAGCCGATGACTTGCAACGACCACGGCAACACGTCCGCGCCGGTACCGCCCTCAAGTTTAGGCAAGTTCGGGCATGGCTGCACAAGGTCGGCAGGTGGTTTAATTGCCGTCGGCAATGGCGGCATTGATGACTGACAGCCCATCAGAATCAACGCAAACATTGCGAAAGACAGGCTTTTCGACAATCTTTTGCACTTGCACATAACGCACCCTTTCTTTCTCTTCACGCACCGCCTTGCCGGTTTGATACATGGCAGACGATTCACGGCCTTGCTTAGCCTTCTCAATCGCGGCATCTTTCAGACGGACTGAAATTTCTGCCGCCATCGAATCCCGACCGCGACGGTATTGGGCAACATGGTCATATTGCCATGCGAAAACAATCCAAACACAGACAACCAAGGCCAACACAAACCGCCAGTTTTTCAACAATACGGCAATCATACAGCCTCCTCTTTACCAAGCTTGGCACGCTCAATTTCGCGCATTCGCTGATAATTCTTAAGCTCTCGGTCAGCGTGTTCAAAACCCTTCAAATCTGCTTGCTCACTCGCTTGCTTGAGCTTGGCTTTCCATTCCTTGATTCGTGCATCACAAAATTCGATAGGAGTCATAATCACGCCTCACTTGCACCATGTGCGGCGGTTGCCGTAACAGATGACAAAACATAACGTTCCGGCGCAGGGCTTGATGGCACAGCCTTACCGTTTACCATCTTAGACGGCCAAAAATAGCCGTCAATATCCGCCGCGTTGAACGGCACGATAGACACGGTATTGCCTTGATTGCCGCCCAAGCCCAAAATCTGACCTTTCGCATTTTTACCGACCACGAAGAACACATGGCCGCCGCCTTGTCGGGATTTAACCGCAATGCAACCGTAGGCAGGTTTTGACAGCTTCGTCAGCCCGCCACTTGCCCACGCTTTCGCACGGTACCAATCCTTAATGACCGCGCGGCCACTCTTACCCAAGCAATGCCCGACAAACAAGCCACACCATGGCGTTTCATCCTCAAAATACCAAGACTTTGCCGCACCGGTGAACGTCCCCATATCTTTCAGCCATTGCACGATCGTCGGGTTATGTTTCGATCCGACAATCTCTTTTAAGCCAAGATGTTTTTTTGCTTCTTTTATCCATTCCAATTCTTGCATTTTCCAATTCTCCAAGAATAAAGGCCGTCTGAAACTCAGACGGCCTTTTCTTTTTAATTTGATTAATCTTTATCGACGAATTTCTCCGCCGTTCTTTTAAGCCACTTTTTCATTAGCTCAGGAGCAAGACTTTTGACTGTATCCATGGCATGACCAGTCAATATACCGACAAACGCGCCCGCAATCGCGCATGTCCACACCTGATTCAACATCAGGAAACGCTCTGCCACGGCAGCGGCGGCAACGGCAGAAATCAAAGCCTCAAAGAGACCTGAAACTACCGCATCATGGTCTTTCATACTTGACCATATGCTCCCTACAACACCGCCGGCAATGGCAAAAAGATAACCTGTTTGAAAAAAATCATGCATCATTCCCCCTTTTGTTTCGGCCTGATTTTACCTTCCCAAAACAACAATTTGAGCGAGTTATTCCCCGCAAGAAGACACAATATCGCCAAAACTGGCGGAATGACCATGCCCGTATGCGCAGGAGGGTACGCCCCCCAAAAGGCATTTGCAGTTAAAAACCAAATCAAGGCGGCAACCAACAAAACATAACCCGACAAGACGTTACCCCGGAATGTTTGCCAATACATCGCCATCAACTGCAAAATACCAACCCCGCCGAAAACAGACACCAACGTTAATTCGGAGATGTCTTTGAATTTATAATAAATCGGCCAATTATAGATTTCATCCGGCGAGAAAATGAAAACTAAGGCATAACCAATCAGCGAAACACCGCTGGCAAATTCCACCGCCCGGGTGCCGGTACTAAATAACCAATTTTGGAATTTAACCGGCAAAAATCTCCAGTCCAAAACATACTTCAGCCATCGAATAACCGTACTCATTTTTTACTCTCCAAATAAAAAGGCCGTCTGAATATTCAGACGGCCAGTTAGTTTAAACAGCAGCCACTGAGTAAGCTGTCATCAAAGCCGCCGCTTTTTCTGCCGCCTTGCTGACATCGCCTTGCAAGATTTCAAAGCCCGCGCCGATGGTTATTGAGCGGCCGGTATTTGCCACATGGCTTGTACCGAAGCGGATCTTGTCAAACGCAGCGGAAATTTGAATTTTCGCAACATGCCATTTGTTGTAGGCAAAAACGTCGGTTGCGCGAACGACCTTACCGTCAACAGTAGAATCGTCAGGAACACGGAGCGTGAAACCTTCCGCGCCATGAGTAGCAACCATGCTGCCAACAGCAGGACTTCCGCCTATCATCGGAAGAACGATAAACGCGCCGCCATCGCTACCGCCACGGACAACTTTAAACGGCATAACAAGCGCAGTTTGCGTGTTTGATGTTGCGCTCACGCCACTTGTCTCCAAGTAACGATGACCCTTGCCATTCTCGCCTGCAACAGCCTTGATGACTTTCTTGCCATCTTCCTCAGCAACCGCACCAGTCCACCCATCAGGATCTCCTGCTTTAACCGAGGTAACAACCGAAATCAGCTTGGCAGTACCGGCATCAGCAGAGGCTTCGAGCGCGTTAATTTCCGCGTTCGCCAAGCTGAATTTAATATTGCTAGGAGCGGCAGGCGTTGCAACATCCGGGCTAGGAGATGCCGGCTGACCTGTCGCACCACCACCGCCACCGGAAGGAGCGGCTTCAAGCTTAGCCTTAATCGGAGCAATCGCCGCCGCAACCGCATTCTGAATCAGAACATCAACATCAGAACGGCTAACGCTCGAAGATCCGGCAGACGTGCCGCTCGCCGTTTCCGTATTTCGGAAGACGTGATCGGCATAAATACCGGTCACCTGATTCCAAGTCTTGTTGTTATCATGACGGCAGTCAGTGTGCGTGCCGGTCTGATAAAAGCCCTGACTCACAACACCGGAGCGGTGAACATAATCACGGTCAGACACATACGGCAACGCAGGATTGGTTCCCTTCGTATATGGCGTAATGTCTAAACGGTTATCGCGTACCGTACAGCCGGTCAAGTTTGCGCTCAGGAACTGCCTGTCATAGTTACCATGCGGCGAATTGCGGGCGGTATTGTTTGCAATATAACTGGCATCGATGGTGCCGTATCGAGCTTCTGCGCCAATCATATAGGCATATGATGCCGCATTGCAGAATGCTTCAAATTCTGCGCCACTACCCTGCCCAGTCGGGTCAACCGCCTGCACGGAAATGGATTTCGCATCACTATACTTCGTACCCGTGGCCGTAATCCGAATTGCAGTAATCACGCCATTTGTAACCGTACACGTTGCCGCACCGCCACGCGCCCCATCACCACCGCCGGCAATGACGATTTTTGTGTCAGGGCTATAATTTTGGCCGCCTTTTTTAATATTGATCGCGCTCAAATAACGCAAACCGAATGGCTCACCAAACGGCAGGGCAAAAGTACAGCTATTGTCCGAAATCGTAAATCGGTTATGCCCGAAGTTACACGGGATACCGCGCGGCGCGTAGATACGGTTGTTTTGAACCGTAATATTTGCGCGAAGCCACCACAGATTTTTATCTTTTCGAGCTTTCACACCTGTTGCGCCATTAATCAGGAAAATACCGTTCAAGCCACAAATGAATTCATTGTCTTTAATAACGATATTCGACTCTTGATACTCGAAGCTGGTAGATTCAGAACGGCCGCCCTTGGTTGAATCCATGGCAAACGTTTCCTCAATCACTACACCGGTGCCGTAGTACAAGCATTTACCAGAGTTACCAATAATCTGAATATTATTGCCGGTATGAGCATCACAGACTTTACGCGCCGCAAATCCAAAATGGTTATTCAAGAACCGAATACCGATTTGAGGCAGGTATCGGCTAGTCCACAACCAATAGCCAGGGTCAACTGTCACTTGACTGTTGTCACGAGAATGACCCAACGAAGCATCAGGATGGCCAACCTTGCCTTCAATACAATTCATCCCCTCAATTGTAATGCCGACACCACGGACAACACCAATACCGCCGATGTAGTTCGCATCCATGAAGCCGCCGTACACCTTGCAATCGTAGCAAACCATGCGCTCACGGATGGCAGTATCAATATCGCCGCCATCTACGGCGCGGCAATCACGGGTAGAATACAAACCGAACTGTAAAGCACTACCAGTCATACCACGGATATCGAAATCCCAAACCGTCATATGATGCACATCATAGAAAACCCAGCCATTTGCAGACGAGCCACGCTGACCGCCAGCCCACATACCCCATTCTTCAGAAACAGTACCGTCTTCTTGGGGAAATTGGTTTTTCGTGCCATCAGCATTCCAGTAGCCGCCGACACTTAAATATTTTCGCACGCTCTGATTCCGCTCGTGTTCCTTAACTTGCGCCCACGTCAGATCAGCCGGTTTCTTGACGTTTTGAACTTGAGCAGCATTATTTCGATAACGTGCTAAATCGTGCATCAAGGTCGTCGTATTAAAGCCCAAGTCGTACAAACCCTTGTCCGCATAACCATAGCCGACATCAGGATTCTCAGGAGTCCACCCATCAATCGGAGCAAACAAGCCCTGACGACCGCCAACATAGCCTTTTTCAAGATAGCGGCGCGAACGGATAATACCGCCATGAATAATTGTGTTGCCGGTGCCACCATCCATTTCAAATACGTTCACACCGAACGATTCAACAACGAATGTGACCCCACGAAAATCAACAAACAGGAAATTCTTGCCCTTGATGTAAATACAAGGCTGCGCACCATCAATAGTCAATTTCATGCCACCAACAGTCACAGCACGGCCGTCTGCACCGAAAACATCAGGCATGTAGCCGATGTTCTTATCCACAGCAAACGCAGAACCATTACGCGCCGTCAGATATGACCCATCCGGAATCTTGGCAATAAATTCCGTCAATTTTCGCGATACCGCCGACGCCTCCTCTCGAGACAGTTTGTTTTCTTTTTGGGCAAACATACCGCTCAGGACTTTAGCTCGCATATCATCATCGAGCGCATCTTCAAGATAATAAACGCCACGCTCAATGGCGATTTTCATATTCGCCTCTTGCTGCTTAGCCTCAAATCGCGCCTGCTCTTTGGCGATATTATTGGCCACATCCGCGCCGCCCAACGCATTCGACACTGCTTTACTGACATTACTTGGAGTAATAAGCTTCAAGCCAGTGTCGTTTTCGTTAATCTTCAAAGTGCCTTCTTCGCCAACAGCCGCAGTGACCGGCTGACTAGCCAACTCTTTAGCCTCCTTTGAAGCCTTCTTTGCATCCGCAACTGCGCCCGCAATTTTCAGGATTGCCTTATCCAAATTTGATGACATGTTTTCACCCTTTATAAAATTTCGTCAAGTTTTGCCAAAGTTTCATCCGAAACATCCCCCGCCCCGGAATTATTATCGCTAGGCTGAGGAGCAGGCTGCGCCGGTGCTGGTTGCACTGGAGCCGGAGATGGTTGCACTGGAGCCGGAGGTTGCGCATTATTTGACGGAGCAGGCTGAGCATTGCCGTTTTGATTAACAGGTTGCCCATTCTGATTGAGCAAACCCAGCTTAATCAGATGCGCCGATACCGCCGCTTCGACCTTCTTGTCAACATCGGCGTCAGTAACGCCGACAGATAGCATGTCCAAAAACTGCTGAAAGGTCATCCCCTTAGGCAAAGTCCCGTTTTTAATCCCTTCCTCATAAATACTCATCCGACCGTCAATAACGACCGGCAGGTTTTGCACAACTGCACCAACGATGGTGCCGCCAGTTTGCTTAATAGTCATATTCACACCCCTAAATCAGCCGACAATTTCAGACGGCCCTCAAAAATCACTTTCACAATCCCTCGGACACTTACCTTCACTTCATAATCCGCCGCCGTCCATTCCAAATGCTTCGTATCAGACGGCTGCAAATTAATAGCCAACCCGTCATCCGTTACCGTCAAATCAAACTTCAACGGCAGGCCGTACATCGGGCGAATATTCAAAACTGCCCACTCGACGGCAGACAGCTTCAAAAGGTTTCCCGATGCATCAACAGGGCGAAATAAAAGCGGCTCCGAAGTGCCGCGTTTCAATTCAAAATCAACTTTGCTCATAGCCTACTTTCAAAATCCATCCCAACCTTCGTTACACATCATGACCATTAAAACCTTCTAGTATCAGATTCAGGCACCAACACCCGGACATTTCGCAATTCAATCCATTGCCAGTTTTGAGCCGCCGAGAAGAGAATTGACGAATACATCACAACCGCACCGGACTCACTCTTAAAGCTTTTGAACGTCTCGTTATGGTTGTACCGGTTGAACTCTTTCGCGGTAATAAAGCTCGTGCTTCCATCCCAGTGAACACCGGACGCCCAGTCATCATTCCCCTCGACGCGGTATTCAAATTCAACGCCGTAGATATTCGCCGGCAGATACAGCCGCGCCATTCGGTGCGCACCAACGACATCATGCCGACCCTCAAACGTCTGAATCGCCGACATTCGAGTGAGCGCACCGCCGTTAACATCGCGCCAAACCATCTTACCTGACAGATTTTTGTACTCTTCGTCAATATCAGACAAATAGGCCGTCTGAACAAACGGAACACAATTCACAATCGCGTAATCTTCAGGGACATTAATGCCAAACCGGATGAATCCATCCTTCCAGCGACCAAGAAGCCAGCCGCGAGACCGAATCTTCACCCATCGATTTCGAAAACCGTCTTGATAAACAACCTCCTTCTGCACCTCAATCTCATCAGGAAGCTCAATATCCAATGGCTGCTCTTCCTCGTTGAACATCAATTTAAAAATATTCTCAGGAGGATTCTTCAATCGATAAATTGCCCGACCCCGGTCATCCGTGCTTCTGAGGTATTTCATCTTCATTTGGACATCAACCTCGAACTTGACCATATACGGCAAATCACCGACGGGCAATCGCGCGCCCCACAATCCTTCAGACACACGCGGAAGGCGATAGACTTTCATCACATCACCCTCGATTCGAGAGGCTTTCACAACGCCGGAGAAATAACCATCGATACCCTCAATACGGCCGCGAACGACAGCATTATTGGCAACGACAGAGCCTTGCGGAGAGACGGTAAAATTCCCGCCACCAATATCAAGCTGCCCACCATTAATTCTCGGAGCCTGAATTTCTTGGTTTGCCGCAATATGCTTACCAAGAATCAGGCCGTCTGAAATGAAATCGCCCGATAAACCAACCTTGCCGCGCCCGTCAACCAACCGGATAACGAATGGCTGACTGAGCTGAGTCCCATTAGGGTCAACCAAAGCGAATTTGTCTGCCTGAATATTAAATTCAGACTCCCCTGTCGTCCCGTCAATACCCTGAGCAATGCCGGTAATGATTTCCTTACCGTCTTTCGTCTTGCCTTTAGTCGTCAACGTCATCAATGACGACAAACTGTCACCAAGACCTTTTAACGTCTTGCCGGCAATCGTAATATTGCCGATTTGTTTCTCAACATCGGCTTTTGACACGCCTTTACTGTTGATGAGCTTCCACAATTCGGCGGAAAACGAATCCTCACCTAAATTCCCCTGAATCAGCTTCAACAACGGCTCAGGGTTATCATCAGATTTACCTGAAACAGACTCACTGAACTCGCCCGTATTGCCCATGCTGTCGATGATACGCACCCAAAAATAAAACGTATCGACAACCGATGCGCCAACCAGCGTGTACGTTGATTGAGGGTACCCGACCACAGCCAGCTTCTTCGCTTTCTGAAGGTTGTTCTCTTTCGAGTACCACACCTCAGTGGAGATATTCCGCATCGGCGTATTCGGCATAATCCAGTCAAGCTGAATCGCATTCGTGCGAGCCGTTGTCGTCAGACTGCGAATGGCATAGTCAATCGTCCAACCCTTCTCAATCGGAGCAGACAACACGCCACGCGCATTGCGACCGCGGATTTCCGCCCGATACTGACCATTAGGCAGATTCTCCAGCGAGATTTCCGCCGTTGTCGCATCGGGAATATGCCGGTAAAGCTTGTTGTCACGATAAATCTTAATATCGTAAGACAACACGCTGCCGTCAGCCGTCAGGTTGTCCCACGAAATGACCAACCTATCGCCTTCCGACTTAATCTCAGGGAGAGACAGCCTCAGCTCAGCACCATGTAGCGTTGTTATATTCGTTTCAAATCGGGCGCGATTATCAACAGCCGCGTATTTTGCCGGGTCATGCAAAATGCCGGATACCTCAAAAGTACCCTCTTCCGCATTCTCTTTTGTGCCGATGATGCGATAAAGGTGCGGTTTCACGCGCCCCATCAACACCCACTCACTACCAGCCTCAACGCTCACAGCTTCGGAAAGCTCCAAGCGGTTTTTGGCAGGCTGAGCCATAATTTTAAAAGTCTTCAGACTATCTGCCATCTGCACCGACAATGCCCTACCGACAGAATCTTCAACATCGCGGTCAAGCGTTACCGTCAAACCCGATACCGCTTTCAGACGGCCTGAAACCTCACCGCCGGCGTAGTCGTTATCCATAACCTGAACAACGTCATACGGCAAATGACGCAAACCTTCACGGCCAACAGTAAACTTGATTGCCGACTGCTGTCGCAATTCCGTTTCCAATACCCACGCGCCATATCGCGCGGCTTGACCACGGCTATCGCAACCAAACGCCATAATCTGTTTGACATTCAGCCCGTATCGCTTAACCGCCTGCTGATCTTCGACGTATTCCGTTTTCGTGCGATACCCGTCAAATTTATCAACATATTGCACGACAACAGCAGTGGTAATGGACTTCAACGGCACGCCGGAATAAGCAAACAGGCCGTCCTTGACATTGCTATTGTTGTACATAGCAACAGGGTCAGAATCCGCATCCATCACCAACGAAAAGCGGTTGCCATCCCATACCGGCAACCCACGGAACACGCTTGCCAAATCAAGCAGGAACTCTCCAGCCTGACGACGGCTTGTAATGTAGGCATTACACACAAACCGCGGCTCTTTGCCGCCAAAGCCATCATCCACAAGCTCATCGCAGTATTTCCCGACTTGGTACAACGTCCATTTATCGATATCAGCCGTTTTCAGACGGCGTGCCAACGTGGAATAACGCGGCTGAGTCAGGACATCATAAAAAACCCATGCAGGGTTATTCGTCCATGCCTTTTTAAACGAACCGTCCCAAACTGAGCCGGTATAAGTACGCTTCACAGGGTCATAATTCGACGGCACATTGACCAACATGCCGTCAATCAAATAATTCCGGCGCGGGTTATTGCTGCCAAACTGGTCAGAGTCCATGGCCAACGCAGCCAATGCCGTATGCGGATAACTCAATTTCGCATCGATAATTTCGACATAGCTGGCAAAGTAAGTCTTATTGACCTCCCTGTCAGTCGAACTATCAGCCGACACGCGCGAAACGCGAATGTTGAACGGCACGCTTGGAAGCTTGTCAAACAACACATCTTGATAATAAACGCCGCTCGATTTTTCCGTAAAAGCCACAGTTTTAGATGAAACAATGCCGTTATTACCGACCAAATCGACCAACATAATTGTTTCAGCCGGCCTTGTATCGCCGTTATCTGCAACGCGATAGTTTCGCTCAACGCCGACCGTAACACGCAGGCGGTTGACCAATTCATCAGTGACCGCACGCACAATCTGATTGCGGTTTTTCACTTCGACCGACACCGGCACTGCACGCTCTGACGCATCAAAGCCGGGGATATAAGTTTGATCGGGCGTGCCGCGCTGGAAAAAGCCGACAATGCCCTTGAAATTAAAAGACCCGTCAGCATTCTGAACGGGCGTATCATCAAAATAAATCGACTTCCACGGTTTATCATTACCACCGGCGAATCCCTTAATCTCGCCCTCGCAAATCGCATCAATAATCCGTAAAGACTGAGCCGAATTTAAGGTATTCGGAGCCTCATACGGCGTAGAACCGCCGCCACCTGATTGACCGCCCATTCAAAAACCCTCAATTAACCGTATAAGCCGCCACATAATTAGCAGCGCGAACGGAATCATTTGAAAAATCTGTATTATATTTTTTGCCATTGGGCGCAACCGCCGCCACACCCTGAACAAACGTCTTGCTCATTCCCAATGTCAAATCAACTGACATTGGGTCATTTTTATCACCGGACGGCTGCTTCGCTTTCGCAACTTCGGAAACCATCCTGATAATACTGTTGCCATGCTCAGAAGAACTACCGCCATCAAGACGGCGCGACTCAATACCCTGCGAAACCACACGGCTACCGCAATAAATCCGACCATAGGCAAGCGGCATCGGTTGACCTTGCGCCGCCGTATTACTGAGGTTTGAAAACCCACTGTTTCGGCTGCTTTCAACACCTTTTCCGCCCTCAAATTTTGGCGGCTTCGTCAACATTTGCGCCACCCCGCCGACAGCCAAACCAATACCAAGCTGAACCGCCCACGGCTGAGCAAAGTAAGCACCGACCACGGCAATAACCACCCCGACGATCGTCTGAATGATGCCGCCGTTCTTACCAGCCCCCTGGACGCGTGGAACAATATGCAGGATGCCTTCAGCCGTTTCGCCGAAGCTACTTTTCAACTCTGCCTCAGACCAATCACGACGGCCAAAACGGACTTGATAAAATCCCTTCATCAATTTTTTACGCAACGCCGGAATCTGTACCATAAGAGCGTGAACCGCTTCAGCAGGGCTGGAAACCTGCAAATCAAAACGGCGGCCGCATTCGCGCAAACCGCCGTACAAACACACTGTAATCATAAATCCACCGCATGAAGCAAATCGTCTTCAACCGCCTGCAACATTTCAGGCTCAAATTCAGGAAGCCGCCAAACGCTATCAATGCGCTCAGACCACCACTGATTAAAAGGCTCACGCCGGCTTAACTGGTTATAAGCATGGTGAAGAATTTGCCCATCGCCCAAATACAAAGCCGCGTGGTTCGCATGACCGCCATAACTGGTCAAAATCACATCCCCACCGCGCAGGCCGTCTGAAACACGGACAAACCCGACACGTTCAAAATGCTTACGCAAATACTCATGCTCAGCATCATCATCAATATCGCCGCGCTCATGATCGGGCAAATCCACACCCATCAGCATAAACGCATCACGAATCAATGCCCCGCAATCAGCCTTACCGTACTCAAACACACGGCCGCGCAAATGAGGGCAACAGCGAAACTGTTTCAGACGGCCTCCAACCGCCAAAATCCACGGCAACCCCGTCTGAATCTGCATTTGACGGTCAGCACCCGACAAGAACGGCTCGCCGTTTGGATGGGAGTGGACAACCGCAATGATTTTTCCGTACTTTGATGCCGTCTCCAAACCCTCGGGCTGAATAACAAATGTTTCATAAGGATTTTCAGCAACATTACGAATCGCAAAAAACCAATTTCCGTTATAAGAAGTATCAGAAATAACGCCACACATTTCTATCGGATAATCAGAATCAGCCTGATATAAAATCAAATCCTCAACCTTCTTAGAAATCTCAATCACGACATCACCTTATCTGCACTTGGAAAGCCACCAAACGGCAACACCGCCGTCGCACCAAACCGCGCCCGACAGCCGGTCAACGTGCCGCTGCAAACGTCCTTCTTCGGGTCATCAGTAGGAATATCATAGCGGTCAGCCACAGGACGGCCGGTATAACCGCAACCTTCGCCCCGATACTGCCAAATACAAGTATTTGCAAGCATCATCCTGGACGGAATAATCGCACCATCTGATTCAGACGGCGCGGCAAGCTCGAAAACCGCACGCTCAGCCGTCAAGCTCGTCATCTGCTCGATGACGTACTTCCCGATAATTTCCTGATTAGGATCGGCGGTCGGATTACCGGCCTTAAAGTTCGCCGCATCTAAAAAACGCGCATAAGTCAACCGTCGGACAACGCCAACGCCGACAAGCTGGTTATACTGGTCAGCCGCGCCGGTCACAAACCCAAGCAGGTTTGAAACCGTCAACGTCGGACGGTTGCCTGCACCCTGCGAAGTCATCTCAAACCCTTCGGCTGAAATAGGATAAGGCGTATATTCCTGACCCTTCCAAACGACTGCCTGATTCAGTTCGTTGACCTGACCGCAGAACCGGAAAACTTCCCCGCCAAACGCGCGAAAATCTACCTCCCACATCTCAACCAACGCATCCTGCTGCGTAGCCGACAACGCCTTGAGCATCGTTCCCGACATCGCCTTCATTCGCGCATTCATGCCATCACCTCTTCAAATTCCGCCGACAGCTCATACACCTTGCCGCCCTTCGGCGTTTCCGTGTACTCGACAACTTTTACCAACAACCGCTCACGCCCCGGCGGAGTCCAGTAAAACGGCTCAACACCGCCGCAGGAATCAAAAAAGCCCTTGATTTCCTCAATCAAAGGCTTTTTACCCGCAAGACGGATTTGCCAAGTCTGCATCTTTGGCTTCAACGTCAATTTCTGCCGTTGCTCATACCCATCACCAAACTTGACCGCTCGAACGTTGAACGTATGCTTTGCCGTACTTTCAGACGTTACCTGCCACTTAAAAACTTTAGCCATTCCATTCCTCAAGAATTAACGACCTTGGTTGTAAGTGCCACCAGGCCGCACAACGTTTTTGACATACCAGCTTTCAATCATCGCAGGCAATGCCTCAGCAAGCTGTCTGCCCATTTCCTCATCGCTCACGACAGACGATTCAGACGACCCATCACGGTTGATGGTGATGTTGACTGTCATGTTGCCTACACCGCCGCCGCCCAAAGCTGCCACTTGAGGCGCAACCCCGACCGCGCCGCCCGAAGCGTAACGGTTTTGGTTGATTGCCTCCAGCAACGCACGATGACGGCGGGTCGAAGCCGCATTAATAACGAACTCGCCATTAGACAGCAACGCAGGGATACTGTCGCTCGTCGCCGTACCCGCACCCCAAACAGCACCACCATTGGAGAATTGCTGCACAACACCGCCATCAGCATAACCGCCGCCCCAAGCACTCATCGCCGCCTTCATAGCGTTAAATATCGCCATTTTAATCAGCATTTTCGACAAGTCTTGAAGAATAGAAACAGCCAAACTGCGAAAATCAGCCTTGCCCGTTGCCACGAAATCAGCTAACGCATCAGACATCTTACCGAGCGACCCCGACACGACATCAGCCATGCCCTCACGCATCGACTGGAAGGAATCGGCATAATTTCTCATGCCGTCTGAAATCCCTGCCAACCAATCGTCGCCGAACGCATCTTTGGTTTCTTGTACCAAGCGCAACTGCTCTTGCAGACGGCCATCATTGTCAAGCTTGGCAGTCTGCAAGCTCTTAATGACATCAGCACTGGCACCCGAAGCACTAGCCTCAGCAATCAGCTTGTCGTACTTCCGCGCAGCAGTCAGTCGCTCGACTTCCTCGCGCGTTTTACCAAGCAACGACAACTCAAACAACTGATCGTCAAAATCACGCTGCCCTGCCGACTCAAGCTCACGAAGCGCATCCGCGTATTTCTTCGCCTCTTTCGTCAAATCTGTCTGATTGTCGGCCTTAATCGCCAAATCCATAGCAGATTTACGCTCAGCCGCCGACCACTTCTCAAAAGTCGGGTCAGACAACAGCCGCAACTGTTCCGCGTAGGTTTTATTCAGATGTGTAGCCGACAACGACAGCTCAGCACTTGCAGCGAGCTGTCGTTTGCCGAACTCCTGCTCCCATTTCTGATAGCCGGTCAGCTCAGGCTTACGCTCACGCGCCTCAGCAAACAATCCTGAACGCGCCATCGCCTTAGCTTGGCCGCCAACACCGCCGGCAAAACGTGCCGCCGCCTCTTGAGACCGCCAATTAAAATGCCAATGGTCAGCCGTCGATTTCGTACCATTCTTGTTGACCTGACCGCCGACTTCAAATTTAACATTAAAGTCTTTTCCGTCTTCAAATCCCAAAGACTCGAAGTATTGTTTAATCTGCCGCGCAACCTTCGCCTTGTCTTCGCTCTTCAAAGACAGATTAGGCGTCATATCAAACGCCAAACCCTTATTGTGAAAGCTGTTCTTCCCAATATGGTATTTGTCGTTTACCGCACCAAATCGAACCAGCTTGTCGCCTAAAAACTGCTGCATTGCGTGCATCGCAGCATAAGTACCGCCAAACGCACGGCCACCTGCCTCAGCACCGGGCTTTAAACGCAGACCGGCAGAAGTAGTCGGAAATAAATTTTTATTCCCGGACGACCTCGATGATTTCTTAGCCTCACGCGCCTTTTCAGCCGCCAATTCTTCCTTATGCTGTTGTCGCAAGCGAGCCAGAGCCTGCTCAGCAGCAGAAATTTGAGTTTGATTGCCGTGTTTTTTAAGCGCATTCAGCTTTTCTTGCCACTGTCGCTCTTCACGGGCGAATTTCTCCGCCTTGCTTTGAGTCTGGTCTCTCAGACGGTCGAAATCAGCCGCAAACCGAACCGAATCAGCCTGCTCTTTCCGAATATTGGCCGCCTGCTTCTGAGCCTCATCGCGCATCTTGATTTGCTTCTCCAGCAAATCAACAACGCGCTGCTGCTGATCAACCATTCGCTGACCATCGGGATTGTTTTTTGCAAGTGCTTTTGCACGATCCAAACCCTCTTGCTCAACAAATAATCGTCTTTCAAGCGTGGCATCACGGCCAATCTCTTTCAGCCCCTCCCACGCTTCAGCAGCAGTATCCTTTATTGCCTTCCAGCCGCGCTCAATCGCCCCCAAATTCTCAAGCACACGCTCGGCCATTTGTTGCGATTCGTCAGAGTATTTACCTTGAACAAGCGCAACAGCCTCCTGCTGTCTGCCCTGCTCAATCAAAGCACGCGCCTGCTCATAGACATCTGCATTCAGCGTTTGGTAAACGCGCGAAAACTTGACGACTGCCTTCAACGGATCATCTGCGATTTCTTCATAAACTCGCGCCAAATCCTCCACGCTCTTGCCAGTCGCCTTTGACTGCAAGACCACGGATTCCGCGAAACGGCCATAATTCTCAGAGGCTACCTCGCCCGACTGCACAAACAGCAAAATCGCCTCACGCGCATCAGACCAGCTACCCGTTGTCCGCCCGACAGAATCAGCAACCGACAACAGCTTATCGGCCGATGCCCCTGCGCTGCCGCCAGCAAGAATCACCGCGGCAGAAAACCGTTGCGATTCCTCCGAGCCGTCGTAATACGCCTTACCGACAGCACCCAATCCGGCAATCAAGCCGCCAAGAGCCACCGTTGCAGGATTGATACTCGCTGCCAATCCCTTGAACATATTACCGAAGCCGCCGAACGAATCACGAAGCTGACCACCTTGTTGCAAAGCGACCATAAACGGATTCTGACCGCCGGCCAACTGCGTAATAATATCCGTAAACTGCGCCGGAACCATACGCATCGCGCTGTTGTATTGTCCGACAGTAATATTATTCAGCTTAAGCTGATTCTCCTGCTGCTTCAGCGATTTCGTCACTTCACGGATTTTGGCCACATCCGCGCCGCGTTGCCGCGCCAACGTTTCATAATAAGCCGCCGTGCCACGCCCGCCGGCCTCTCGCACGGCGATTTCGCGCTGCACAGAATTAATAATCGACTGAGTCGCACGCTCCTGCTTCTTGGTCAGCCGTTCGGCCTCTTTGCCGGCCTTATCATATCCGGCTGCTACCGCCGCCGCGCCGGCCGCCGATTCCTTACCGGCTTCCTTCGCCGCCTTGCCGATATTGCGCAGCGCGACCCCTGCCTTCTTCGCACCATACTCAATTTCGGTGACATCCAAACCGGCCTTAATCGTATTTTCAGCCATCCTTTTTCTCACCCATTATCGACAAAGCCTCGCGTTCCATTACGCGCAGAAAACCAAACAACTTTTTGCGGCGGCGTTTTTTGACACCCATCATATCCATAGCAACATCAACGGCGTTGTAATCCAACGCGTAGGCACCCGCCATGCTGACTCGCCACTGACCTGACACTGCCAAAAACAACTGCACCGCCTCCCAATTGTTCGGCCATACCTCCACCTCATCAGACAAGACATCGGAATCGTCAAACCCGAAAAGGCTCAACGCAGATACCGTCTTCTCATCGTCAGAAAACATCGCACGGACGGCGGCAATTAGTTTTTTTCGCGTGCGTCCGTGTAAGCCAAATAATAGGCATCAATAATCGCCACGCCGGACTGAGGATATTCGTTCAAGAGGTAAGAAATATTCTCAGCATTCAGCTCATCATCGAAGCCCCAAGACTTGACGATATCCGAGATAACTTCAGATTCGCTGATAGAGGTATCATTGAGTTTGTCGCCCAATTCCGCCAACGCAGGGCGGTTTTTCCACACAAACTCAAACTCGACAGCCAAAGGCTCGCCGGCAGGAACAGGGATTTTCACTTCAGTTTTAAACGTAGCGGCATGAGCCAATTTCAATTTAGACATTACTTTTTTCCTATAAAAAAAGCCGTCCGGAAACGGACGGCCAAACACTCAACCCAAAGAGAAAGAAACCAGAAAATCAAGAATAATCAAGAATAGCGGTTGAACAAACCAGCCAGCGAATACGTCATATTCGCCGTCATGATTTCGTTACGCACCACGGTCGGCATCGCATTCATACTCACATAGCCGTTGTAAACGACCACGGATTTATTCTTCAGCACAATGCGCATCGGAGTCAGCTTGCCGCTGTCGCTTGCCGCTTTCGCCGCCTTATAGCCGGGCAAGTTCGGGTCGTCGGCGATTTTGAATGTCATCGAACTGGCAGACTGAGTTGTCGGAATTTTACGGTCGAAGTCTTCTTCCAAGAAGCCGTATTCGTAGAATTGCTGCTCACCGCCCTCAGACGACAGCTCCATAATCTGCGTAATTTGTTGCCAAGAGCTAACCTTTTGGCAAGAGCCTGCGCCCGAACCGGCAGGGTATTTATTCAAATCGCGCGTATCAATACCATCGAGTTTGAAACTGTTTGCATCAACGCTTGTCACACGGAACACGCGCTCATTCAAACCGCCCCAACCCGAAACAATGACGACATAGTCGCCATTCACCAAACCATGCGCAGTACAAGTAGCCACAGCCTCTTCCGCATTGGAAATTGCCGTGATTTTCTTCTCCGCTGCCAGCCCTGTTGCAATCTGCACAACCGAGCCATTCGCCAAAGTAACAGCCATAATAAAACCTCAAAAAATACCAAATAAAAAAGGCCGTCTGAAACAGACAGCCGCCGTCAAACCGCAACCTAAGCGGTAATCACAAAATCTTGAACCATACCGCGCCGGTCATCATCCAAAACAACCGACTCAGCCGCCGACACAGCATAAGCCTCAAGCGAAGACAAGACCGACTTCTCAATCTCAATACTCTTCGCAACCGCGCCCAGTCTGTCAATATCCCACACCGAAACAGAAAACCGCACCTCATAGCCGTCTTCCTCCAGCGGATCGATAAACAAATTACCTGCGCCGCCAACGCGCTGCACAATCACCAACGGAAACTCAGCCTCTTCCGGCGCGAAGTCATGGTACACATCAACATCAGGCACAGCCTGATTGATGGCCCTAATCAGCAAGCTGTCCATTGACCACCTCCAAAACCGCATTCAACATCGCCGCTTCCATCTTCGCCTCCTGAATCCGCAAGGCGATAGACACAAACGGACGACCGGCAATAGACTTGCCGTTTTTCCGCCTCACGCCGTTATGCACCATATAGCCATAAGGTACGGCCTTTAGCGAACCGCCCTCATACCGGCCACGGCTGCCCTCTCTATCACGCCAACCGACCTGATACACAGCGCGACGGCCATCAACCGATTCCGATTTATCGTAAAAAGCAAAAACCGAGCCTCTCAAATCCCCCGGCTCAAAGGCATAACGCCTCTTGCTGCCATCCGCATTTCGGCTGCCCTTACTGTAAAAATAATGGCGTTTGTGACTGCGCGGAGCCTGAATCTTGACTTCATCACGCAACAATTCCACGCCCTTAAACGCCGCCCAGCGCAGCTTCTCGCCTACCGCCTCCGGCAAACTGTCAAACCGCGCAATCGCATCGGAAAAATCCGCATCAATTTCCACTTTCATCAGGCAGGCTCTCACACGTCAAATCCAAAAATTCACGCCGGCGCAAATCAGGGATGACCGCGCGAATCACATAAATCCCATTCTCAGTCTTGACGCGCATATCCGCAGAAATACCCGTTCGCCAGCGAATCCGCACAGAAGCGCGTACCGAAGCCGCCAACACATCATTCCGCATCGTCTCCGAACCGGACACATGGCGCACATCAGCCCACAATTTAGCCAAAGGCCGCCAAACAGACACCGTCGCACCCGACTTGTCCTTTTCCTTCACGCGCTGGAGAATCTCCACACGGTGACGCAACTGCCCAGCATTCATACCTGCTCCAAACAAAAAGGCCGTCTGAAATTTCAGACGGCCTGTTTAACCTTAAATCTTCTTAATACTTTCTTCCCACTGCAAACGCTCCTCCTCTTCAATCGCCCGCTTTTCGGCTTCTTCTTTTTCCTTTTTCTCGTCCTGAAGCCTATTCTCTATTTTCTCCACTTCATCGGATACATTTTTGTCAAAAACCATAACGGATATTGCATTGTCAGGGCATCTTCTTCGATCATACAAATATAGATTGCTCCCACTTAACGGATTTCCTGACAAATCATCTAAAAAGTTTTCGAATATGCCCGCATTCACGCCCTCTATGGAGGGTAATAAAATGATAAATCTCTCCGCCTCTTTTACATGAATGCAACTTGAGCTGTTTATCGCTTCTTTCTCGACAGATTCAGTACCGTACTTATCTACCAAAGCCTTAGCAATATGGAAAACCTCATTCCTATCTTCAACAGCCCTTGCAACACCACCCCTATCTCTAAGGTTATACGCATCAAGCGTATAATGTATTGCTATGTGGTACAACCTGCCTTGATGAAACTTCATCAATATTTCTGGAGCGGTAAAATCTTCGGTCAAAGCCAAATCTTCATACACCCATCTGTAAGACGACGGATAAAGGTCATCTCCTTTCAAAAGCTTCGGTTTCTTACCCTGTTTCTTGGCAATCATTTGTTTGACGTACTGCTCGGAATCACCAATCTTCAGAAACCCGATACCATCCACCAATGGTTGCGCAACCGTAGCAGCAGATACCAAACAACCAACTACCAAAGCTGCAAAGCGTTTCATCTTTACATTTCCTTGCGTGATTTAATCGAATTTCATCATGCCAAATTATATTTCCCTTGACAAGCATTTTCTTTCTGCTTTACATTCCGCTTTACGAGGCGTCGAAAACCTCTTAGCAAACGGCATTCACCCCGTCAGCGTGAATTTTTTACGTCCATCAGATTCTTTGGTTTCCTTTATTGTTTGTTTTGATACCACCGAAGTTTCCTATGGTCGGGAGGGCTGCGAATACAAGACCCGCTTTCAGCGGGGAATAAGCACGGCCCATTTGCTAGGGTTTTCGAACCTCCCGACCGCCCTTTTCGGGCAACTTCGAATGTATAGCAAAGGAAACTTCATCATGAACCAAGTTCAAAACATCTCTTTCCACGGCCAAACCGTATCCGTTTTTTCCCAAAACAACCAACACTACGTCGCCATGAAGCCGATCGTTGAAAATATCGGCTTGGATTGGGTTTCACAACATAAAAAAATCCAACGCAGCGAAATCTTAAATTCAACTATGGTCATGATGACCATAGTTGCAGAAGACGGCAAAAAGCGTGAAATGCTCTGTCTGCCATTAGACTACCTCAACGGCTGGCTTTTCGGCGTGGACGCAAAGCGCGTAAAACCCGAAATCCGCGAACGCTTGCTCACTTACCAACGCGAATGCTTCCGCGTACTCAACAACCACTTCAACCAGCCCAAACAAACCATCAAGCTCCCCGCGCCGGCAAATGCCAATATTTTGGCAACCCGGGCAGAAATGCACAGCATCCTGAACGCGATTCAAGCCGCATCGACCAGCTCCTTCGTCGATACCTACGGAAGTTGGGACGCGAAAATCAGAGGCATGGTCGGAAACCGCCTCCATGATTTGGACTTCTATCAGCTCTCATCGCTGATACAAAAACTCATCAAAGATTTACCCAAATACATCTTGGAAAAACACCCCGAAATCCTAAGACGGATTAAGGAAGAACGCTACGACCTAAACAGGCCGTCCGAAAAACCTTTAGATGCCAAACCAAAAACCGACCCATCCGACAGAGACGCATTCCTGACCGAACTGACCGACCGCTACAAATCAAAAATAGCCGGTCTGTTTATCCGAACCAGCGAAGATTCGTCGGACAAAGAGCAAAAAGACATCTTGGATGATGCAGGGATTCAAATCTCAAACTTAGCCTCCCTTGTCAACACGGCCTACCGCAACCGCTTCAACGAAAGCGAAAACCGCAACATAAGCATTTATGAATTCAACCAAGCCATGTCAGAATTAACCGCTCTGCAATGTATCATCACCGACCTAATCATTGACCTTTAGCAAAAAGGCCGTCTGAAAATCAGGCGGCCTATTTTTTCTCAACCGGATAAAACGTAGAGATACCACGGAAAAAACGCTCGCTGACCAAACCCTCATCGCACAACGCCTCAATATCGTTCCGCGCGAAGATCCAGCCGCTCCAACGCCACTTACCATACACCTCATTCGCAACAGCCGTGGCCGTACATCCCGGATTATTCCGGATATACGCTAAAACCTCTTTCTTATTCGTCATTTTTCCACCACCAAGCAATCCATAAATACTTGAACATATTTACCAGTAATCGCCGAACGGTAATAAATACCGTGCGTATTAGATGAGTCAATAACCGAAGACAGCTCATCTGAAAACACAAGCTGACCTCCTGAATAACACTCAATCTTCTGAGGCTTGCCAATGCTTGACATCTTAGGATCCTTCGTAACAAACAAAGCAAAAAAGAAAATTAATGCAGCAAATAATCCAACACCCAAAAAAACCTTGCCCATAGCACCACCCCAAAAAAGCAAAACCGCCCGAAATCTGCCGTTCGGACGGTTTTCTGTCTTGGCTCACACTCAAACACGGCAGCCGTAAGCCTTAGCTGCACTCGAAGAAGTCGGGAAACGCCGTATTAATCCCTAATCAGAATAAAAAGCAGAAGAGCGTTTTTTGGCGGCACGGTTTACGCTTAACCGTCAGGGGAAATCTAAACACCCATCAACCTATATGGCTGGATCAAATGTCTAAACGCAGCAGGAACACCCGAATCCTGAGAAGATTCACGCTCGGCATACCATGTCGCAATCAATATCAACATAGCCTGATTCGCGGCAGCCGTATAATGCAATCCAGTCGGGTCGTCATCAGGAATATCTACACCTACTTCATACCAATTTCGTCCGGTATAAATTCTCAAGGTTTCAGCCGCTGCAAATCTAAATTGTTCCAGTAATTCATCCTCATCCTCGCTATCAATCCGGCAATGAAGACGAATCTGTTCAATTTTTACCATCTTTTGAATTACCTTCAAGATCAGGGTTATCTTCAGATTCTGACTCGGATTCTTTACCGGCAGGGGTTACAGGCTCATCCTTATTTTTTGGCGAATTGCCAAGGGACTTATCCTTATCAACCTCAGATTCTGAATCGGCAGATTCTGAAATCAACCCAAGTGCAATTAAATCTGCCGCATCATCCTCAAGCAGTTCGCGCGTATCCCCAGCCCAATACTGCTTATCGCCAAAATGCTGCTCTAAAACAACATAGCTTTTCATATCGACCTCCAAATACAAAGGCCGTCTGAAATTCAGACGACCTTGCCAAAATTACACCTTAGCCGCCAAAGTGCCTTTAATAAAGGCTTCAGGACGGTAAACAGCCAAAGCCAAACGCTCGTAGCATTTGAATGTCACCAGATTTTTTTCAAAATCCTTGTCATTTTCAAACGCCACATCAACGCCGACTTCTTCACGGTCAAACAATTGCGCGCCCAACTTAAACGCGCCGGACAGGAACGTACCAGCCGCCAGCGCAGTCGTTTCCACAATCGGCAAACGCCACAGCATAGGCGTAGCACCATTTTGCGGATTGCCAATCAACATACGGCCGGTAGTGTCTTTTTCCAGTTCCAGCTTCGCCCAGTCAATCGGATTCAACACGATACCCGTTGCCGGATATTGGGCAAGCGTTGCTTGGAGCATGGCAAGGCGCAATTGGTCGATAATTGTATATTTCGCCAAACTCGCAGGGTCTGCAAAAGCCGAAGCCTGCGGCAAAATACCCTTCAGATTATTGCCGGAACCATCACCATTGAGCAATTGACGGTCTTCCACTTCTTTTAAGCCGTAAACCAAACGGTTATTGACGAAAGATTCCAATTGCGGCGCATCGGCGAGGATATTTTTACTTGCCTTCATCAAATGGCCAATGGTTCGGACAGTCGTGTGAACTTCGTCAAATTTCAAATCGGAATAGTCGAATGCTTCGCCTTCGGCTTTCGATGCCGTTGCATTAGTGAAACCGGTTTCGCGCACATAAGACACCGTATTGCTGGAAGTTCGACCTTGAGTCAGCAAATCACGAATCGACAAACGACGCTCAGGCATCGCCAAAATACCGTCACGGCGGTCAGGTACAACCAACGCCCCCGCGCTGCCGGCTGCATCAGTAGTCAGACTGGTGATTGTTGCCTTCATGTTTACACGGGCAGTATGTCCGGAACTTGTAGATTCCAAAACCGTTTTAATCCCTTCAGCAGAGGCAAGCTCCGCACCAAGCGTTTTGACCGCATCAGGTTCGTTTCCACCTGACCGGGCATTTTTCTGTTCAAGCTCGGAAAGACGGGCGGACATCTCGTTCATTTTAATTAACGCTTCGTCAGCCTGTTCCTTCATGGACGCGAATTGCGTTTCGCCTTTTTCCATGCGGCCTTTGATTTCCTCACCCAACGCCTGAACGTCGTCTTTCGCTTTGGCAAATTCTGCCACCAATTCTTTCAAATTTTCACTCATTACTTGCTACCTTTCAAAATATTCAAAGCAGATTCAATTTCTTTTGCTTCAGTATCATCCGCATCGCGCAGAAGTTGACGCAAACCGTGCGAAGCAATGGCGACAGATTGCGATTTTGAAAACCCTGCATCACGCAGGAACTTTTCGAACTCAGGAAGAGTAGGAAGACCGCCACCGGCAAGAGCCGATTTCACACTATCGACCGTAGCCTCCTCATTCGCGGGGAACGTAACGACCGAAACTTCCCATAAATCCAATTCAAGAAGATTAGTGACCTTCTCGTCATGGTCTTGCTCAATTAAAATTTCACGATAACCGATGGACATCCCGCCCAACGCCTTTTCCTTCAGCAACGCATAAGCCGCACGCGCCTGCGGAATATCATCAATCAACAGACGGCCTTCCACAAACAGCCCCTTCTCGTCCTCCACCATATTAGTGAAGACCCCAATCGGTTCATGACGGTTGTGCTGCCACAACATCGGCGGCAGGCGACCCTTTTTCGCCCATTCCGCCAGCGACTTCTTAAACGCGCCCGGACGGACGACATCGCCATAGCTGTCTTCATTATGGAAAACGCTGCCATACCCAGAGAACACGCCCGTCTCGGAAACCGACTTAATCTCAAGCGGAATTTGCAGATGTTTAGTTTTCATTGTTACTTCCTACTTTGTCTAAAGTGGTCATATTGACCTGTACCGTCAGCACATCGCCGCCATCGACAGGCGGTAGATTTTCCAATCGTCTGACCTCGTTTCGACTCATTACCCCGTTTTGCAGCATTTGGTTATAAAACGCCGCACGCGCCGCACTATCCGCACGAAGCAACCCCTCTACGCTGAATTTCGGACGGTAAATAGACCGCTCGGCAGGATTCAGCAACTTTCGGGTAATCGTCTGCTCATACCGCACCAACATTGGATTGACTGCATACGTCAGAAAACCCATATTGATAGATTCCATGCTACTTGCCCAACTACTCGCCTTATTCGTATGCCCTATAAGCGGCGGCGGCGTACTAAATGCCCGACAAATCTCCTCAATCCCAAAATATCGGGATTCCAATAACTGCGCATCAACAGGGTTGATACGGACAGAACTTCCGGCAACATCCATGCCGGCCTCTAAAACCATCATCCTCCCTGCGTTCTCAGGCTGACTAAATTCGTACAAACTGGCCTTTAGGTCAGACCGCTGCTGAGCTGTAAGAATACGTTCTCCAGTCTTCAGAAAGCCGCCTGCCTTAAGGCCATTCTTAAATTCACGAGATGCCGACTTATTGGCATCAATTTGCCCACCCAAAGTGTCAGAGGCATAACGAATTGGGCTTAAGCCAACCAATCCATCCAACGAGAAACCCTTAAAATGCAGAATTTCCGTTTCCGCGTATTTGGTCGTCACCCCACCCTTGCAATAGCGATACTGCAAAGCTCCGTCTGCCAATCGGGCAACCGTCATACTCTCCGAATCCATTGGCTCTAATGCAATCACATTCCCAACAGAATTTCGGTAAATACGCGCATAGGCATTACCCCACAAATCCTGAGAAACTGTCATGGCCTGCCAAAACTCGACCGCACTCATATCCGCGTTCGGACAATCGTGCAAAATGGCATATAACGGATGGCTTGAAGCAATATTTCCATCCCCATCTCGAAGATGCAAAGGCAATGTTGATACAGTTTCAGCCCGAAGCCGCACACAAGCCCAAACCGCAGACAACTTCAAGGCCGTTTCCGCAGTTACCGCAGTACCCGAAGGAGTAGATTCGCCCTGAAATGGCGGCACACTACTGCCTTTATCCAAATGATGACGGCCGGTCAGCCGCGACATAAATCGCGCCCAAAATCCAGCATCCTGTAAATCTGCCATAACTTTCCCAATCAAAAGGCCGTCTGAGATTCAGACGGCCTACGCAATAATAATATTGTTCAAAAAATCATTGACGTTACCTTTAGCCACAGGATTCAGCGACAAAAGCGACACCGCGTCAAACATTGCCATCAGCGGGTCGATTTTCGCCGAGCCGCTCGCCTGCTTGGTAATCAAAATACCATTGGCACGCGGCTCGACACGGGCATTACCGACGACCCAATTCATCATTGCACTGCCGTTATGGATAAAACAGCCCTCCGCCAGCTTGCGCTCCGCTGTCTTAATCGCCGCGCCCAGCTTCCAGCCCTGCGACACCCCAACCACAGCATCTTCCGGAACGCCATATTCCAGCATAGCGTCTAAAATCGCACCGACACCGTGCGGGTCAAGACCGCATTTATCCAGCAACCCACTCTGATAAACCCGAGCCACAAGCCCAGCCACCTCATCGCTGTCGTCGCCGATACGGTTGACGATGGTCAAATCGCCATGCTTGGCAAAATCCAACAACGCCGGCGCGATTTCCTTTCGCCGCTCCAACACCGACGGATGCGCCCAAGCATGAAACCACGCCGCCCACATCCGCGGATTGTCTTTCAGACGGCCAACGGCAGAAATCCCAAGTAAGTCATCCAACCCGCCGCCGTCAACGCCAATATCGATGACCTCGCAGTGTTGAAGCATCCAATCCAAGTCAATTTCGGGATTTTTTCCACTATCCTCCCAAAACTCAGCACCGGGCCAATAATCAGCAGTCAGGGACAGGGCAATCTGCACATTCAAATGCTTTGCCATAAACCGCCGAAGAGCGATTTCGCCATCTGCTTTAGCCGTTTCAAACTCCCCCATAAGGTAGGCTTCTGAAACTGAAGCACCAATATTAGGGTTCGTGACATAAAAGTTTTCAGGCAGACGATACGTTCCGTTGTCCAACATCTCCTGCGGGTACTCATACAAGACCGGCAACATACGGTTATCAACACGCTTGCCGTCTCGAACTTCACGCGCACGCTTGAGCAAGTCTGCGAATACGCCGGCCGGTGCCTCATCGGACATTGTCGAGAGGTAAATCACAAAACCTTCCGGACGACTGGCCAAACCGCCTTTTGCCTCCGTAAACATATCGGCGGCTTTAGAGCGTTTGCCAAACAGCCAAACCTCCTCAATCAAAACGCCGGTGCCTTTGATACCGGCAACGGTATCACTTTCAGCCGCAAGGATCTTCAGCGTTGCCCCAGTGGTTCGGTGCGTGATCGTCCGCGTATGGTCTTGCACTTGAAACAAGGCAGAAAGCTCTTCATCGGCCCGTATCATCGCTTTCGCAGGCTTAAAGCTATTGTTTGCGACCTCAACAGTAGGAGCGATAATGAAAAATTCAGCTTCACGCCGCCAATTCAGAATCAACGCAGTCAACATTACCCCGGCCGCCAAGGTAGATTTCATGTTTTTCTTACTAATCAACAAGAAAAACTCCTGAATCAACCGTACACCGGAATCAGGGTCGTACGCGCCAAAAATTGCCGCAACAAAGTCATATACCCATTCACGCGTGACTTCGCCCATCATTGGCTCACCAGGCACATCCACCAAGCGCAATTGCTTGAAAATGCGCAACGCCATTTCGGCAGGCTCCTGATACAACGGAGGAAACGGAATCAGGCTTTTCCTGCCTATAATTCGTTCTTTCCAATCAGGGCAAGCGGTTGACCAAGCTTTTTTCAACATAATCTACCCTGCACCGGCTCAGGCGGCCTCATCGGGCTGAACTTACCGCCGGCAACATCATGGGCGCGTTCACGTTCGACATCCTTTTTGCCCTGATCTGCAACTTTTCCGTGAAAATATCCCAACAACGCCTTGGCAGCATCAATCTGCTGCCGGTTTAAAGAAATCACGCCCAATGAACACAGAATCAACTGATCTTTCGGGTCGGTCTGGTCGTAACAAACGCCATCCAATTCAATCGTAGTACCGCGAACGACGGCACGCTCACGCGCCGATAATGCGATACGGTCTAAACTCTCCGATGTTTCAACAGACCTTTCAGCCACTGGCACAGCCTGAACCGGCTGCACATCAGGAACAACCGACACAGAAGCTGGCTCAACAGCAACGGCCACTGGCTCCATCGGCTGAATAAGCTTCAGGCGTTCAATTTCCGCCAAAACATCAACATCTTTTGCCAAACGACTGCCGCTTGCGCTGGCCGTCTTTTCGCTATACCCCGCCGCAATCGCAGCCTCTCGGTTCGACAACCCTCGCAATTTCGCTTTGGCAAACAACTCCTTTTGTTCATTCATTGCCATAGTGAAATTCCAATAAAAAAGCCGCTTTTTCAAGGCGGCCTTTTGTAGCATAAAATGCTAAAAATTCAATGTTAATCAACCTGTTAAAACATCGCTTTAACAGTTTCACAGGGGAAAAAATTCTGCAAATGGGAGGGCGGGGGGTTTCCGCTGCTAATCCCTATGAACTTTTGACACCCCCTACCCTACCAACGACGATTTCGCCGGCGATTTTCTAAAACGGATTTTTTAGAGTGGCAATCTTTGCAAAGCGTTTGCAAGTTTTCCACATCATCCGCGCCGCCATCAGCGAGCGGAACAATATGGTCACACTCAGCATCACTTGGCAGCACCACCCGACCACACTGCCGGCACTGATACTGGTCACGCAGTAGCACAGTCTCACGCAGAGCCTGCCAGCCACGACCGCGCATACGTTTTTCCGCCGTCTTTGGCGGATGCTTCACGGCGATTCTGTTTTGCTCAACAGGTCGGAGCCGTGAAGCAACTTGTTTTAATCGACCCATAAAATTCTTTCCAAACGCAAAAGGCCGTCCGAAACTCAGACGGCCTTGCCACGCTTTTTGACTGAAAATAAAAAAGCCGCGTTTCCTGCTCACACAGTAAAACACAGCTTGCCATAATTTAAACAGATTTCCCCCAAAGGGTCAATAGGCTTTTAACAACTTTTTAACAGATAAATCCGCCACCAAGTTAAGCCTAGCATTTGAAAGCCGCCGCTCATAAGCCTTTCGCGTAATTCCCAATGCCTTCGCTTTTGCTTCTTGAGTACCTATTCGCCGGTATTCAACCATAATTACCTGCCGGCGATTAGGATTAAGACGGCATATTGCTTGGTCAACCAAACTCCCTATTCCGTCTCCGTCAACACCATAAGGCAACAATGCACGGAAATCATCACGCGGCGGAAGCTCGCCTGCCGCCATTAAACGATTAAACCGGCTACAACCAAAGCCCAAGCCGTTATCTTCTCGCTTGGCAGACCAATCAGCCCACCATTCCAACAATGTTTCAAGTTCAAATTTCATTTTCAGTCAGTCTTTGTTTCACGCTGACCATCCCTAGCCGCCGTCGGAATCCGCAGGGCTTTATTTTTGAAGGAATATTATATCAAAATTTGAATAGAAAAATTCAAAATGAAATTATTTTTTAAGATGAAAATCTGCAAGCCAATAACAATATGGGCTTGTGCCATGAATTTTAAAAACATGTGCTATTGTGCCATGCACCGTGCCATGTTTTAAATCGCTGAAAGCCTTATAGAATATAGTCCCGTGCCATTGTTCCATAAATTTTTTAAAAAATCTCGCATAAGAAAAAAATTATCCAGCCATAAAAAATATGACACGTTATATATACACCGTGTCATATTTTGAAAACCTATAAATTTTTTTCTTTCGTAAAGCAAAAATCGCCGAAATTTATGGAACTATAGCACAGAGCCATAGACCATAAGGATTTCAGCGATTTAAAACATGGCACGGTGCATGGCACAATGGCACAGAGCATAGCACAAACTGTATCCCATAAAACCACAAAACGCGAACGGCAAACTTGCCGAACGCGTCTTGATACTGATATTACAGATAACTTAAAAAATAGTCAAATAACTTCCGCTCCACGATACACCCAACCTGCCGATCTAAACTTTAAAACATCATTCCCAAGAGATTCAGCCTCAGACAAACCTTCTTCAGGCTTCCAGCCTGGCGTTTTAAAAATCCAGTTTTGATTCGACGTTTCGCCATCCTTGGTTACTGACCGCCAGCGGCGACGGGCGCGCGGCATCTTCTCAGAAATATGTTGCAAGAACTTGGTTTTACCCATTTCTCGCTCGCCGTTTTGTCTGCACCATTCTTTGTAAACCAACCACAAATCATCAGTAATACAACAACAAAACGGAAGATCCTTAATACCACCACTCGACCATTCGTAGTAAAACGTTTGCCATGCATAACGGCCATACGAAATAACATTCCGTTTTGCCGATGTCATCGGAGGTTGCGTGTTTGGATCAAATCGTACCGGCTCTGCTAATTTTATGATCTCATATCCTTTTTCATTTTCCGCCTCCTGTTGTCCATATGTCATGTAGAAATTCCAACACAAAAGGAAGCTATAAAATATTCTAACGCCATCATTTCCGACACAATCCAAAACTTCATCGCGCAATTTTTCATCCAACTTCTTTTCAGGCCAAACGACAAAGTAACGGCGGTCGTTTTCTTCAATCTTAAATGGCTGCGATTCATTGCTCAAAAATACGCAATTCATATAGTTTGCCTCTTCATAGGCATCTTGGAATTTGCGTTCAATCCGCATCGTTTTGCCGGTGATCATGTGCTTTTGGCTGCCTGTTTTATTATATTTTTGTTGGTTAGTATAGACCTCTTCAAAAATACCAAACATCTTGCCTGAGCGGTTTGCCGTATAGTTACTTTCTAAGTCCTCTTGACCGTATGTCGCGCCGTATTCACCGTACATCGGTTTGACGATTTCCTCGAAGAAAAACGATTTACCCGCCCCGTGAATATGTCCATGCATAACAACAGCAGTAGTCAGTTTTGACCCTAAATTCTGTAAAGGATATGCCAGCCAATTCAGCAAGTATTCAACCTGTTGCAAATCGCCATTGCATAAATAATTTATAAGATTCAGAATCGGCTTGATTTCTGGAAACAGTCGATACAATTCCTGATTGGTTTTAGGCATATCCTCTTTGGGAATCGGGAATTTTGGTTCAAGCGGCATTCCTCGAAAAATATTAATATAGTCGTCAGACAACTTTCTTCCAGGCTCGAAAACCAACCGATCAAACCGCTTAACAATCCGATTCGGGCTACTTATCCATGTTTTAAAACCGTCCGGAGTCATTGCCAACCGAGCCGCCTTTTCCGGAATGACACACCATAATGTGTTATCCCAAATTGAGGCCGAACCATCAAGGTAGATGTATCTTTCCATTATTTCTTTGGCTTCCTCATCCTTGACCGCCTGAATCAACGCATAGTCTTTTTTCAGACGATTGATTTCGTACATAGTCAATACGGGCGCACGGCCCCACTCATACCAAGCGTCAACAACTTCTTTCCCGAAATGGACGGTCATGGCTTTTCGGGTATATGTAACCCCAGTTTTCCTGTTCACGCCGTGGTCTTTACCTTCAACAAGCCCGAAATCAGATTTCAGTTTTTGCAATTTAGACAAATATTCGTCATCTATATCCCCCGCGCCCCCTTGATTGCCTGTTGCTTCAGGAGATTCAGGCAACTGCTCAGATTCCGGCTCCATATTTTGAATGGGTGCGGGAAAGTTTTCAGACGGCCTTTCTGCTTCCGGCACATACTCAACCAGCCAATCCGCCGCGCCCATTTTGCTCAACACTTCGGAAGGATTGACGATGCGACCGCCGTCGGCAATGGCATCCGCAATATCGAAACCATGAGGCCATCGCCCCGGAGCAGGAATGTTGACCAGCCAAACGCGGCAATTTTGCTTTGCCAGCACCTCTGCAATACCCAACATCGCCTTCATTCCGCCCTGCTCATTGCGTGGCAGGAATGGTTTAGACTCAGGGTCAACACCTTCTTGACGCTCTTTTTTAGTCAGCTTTTGGCGCAGAGAATCACAATCAGGCCACAATACAACATCACGATCAACAACCGCCGACCAATCTGACTTATCCCAGTTATTACAACCGCCATGCCACGTCAGGACGGCATAGTTATAACCCTGAGCATCTGCCGCATTCTTACATTTCTCGCCCTCAACAACCAAAACTGGTAATGATGGGTCAGAAGACAAAGAATCAAGACCGTACAATGGGCGCGGATTATCCCAACAACGCCAACGCCACATCTTCTCGCCTGTTTTCTTATGCTCACAAAACGTATAAGGCAGATCGATTTTTCCGCCGTCTGATTTTTTAAATCGGGCAACGCCACCCAAAACCGCGCCGGAGCTATCGCGGAAAACAGATTTAAAAATCAGGTCATCTGATTTTCTAAACCCATTCCTAAAGCTCATAGATTTCAGCGCATATTCAGGCACAGGAACGATTGGCTTCCACAAATCCCGCTCCTCATCCTTTACCGGAGCAGGAGGAGGCAACTGTTTCGGAGCCTTATCTACCAAATCCCCATGCGCCAAACCAAGCAAGGAGGCAACCTTGTCTCTAGCCTCGTTAAAACTATACCCACAAACCTCCATCAGCAAATCAAACGGGCTGCCGCCATCTGGCTTGCACTGGTTACAAATCCAAACACCGCTACCGCGACTTGTGCCGCTGCCATCGGTAAACCTGAATCGGTCAGTACCACCACATGACGGGCATGGATGATGATTTTTGTCCAAAATCTCAGAAGGAATCCCGCAAGCCTCCAAAACCTCACGCCACCGCCCATGAGCGGCGGCATTAATTTCGGCTTTTGTTGCATATTTTTTATTCATTTTCAGTCATCCTTTACGTTTTTTAGGCGTAAAAAAGACCTGCCCCCCCATTGAGAGAGCAGGCTAAATTACCAATCGCGTGTTAATCGGTAACGGGAGTAATCGTCTCAGGTGCCGTATTCAAAATGGCCTCAAGCCTCTGATACACCTCATAATCACACCGCTGAACCTTGCCTGTTGACGCTCGATGCACCCATGATTGAGATTTCCCAACCAGCTTTGCCAAGCGAGCCTGATTCAGACGGTGCTTATACAAAACCTTTTGCACCAATTCCTGCAATTTCATGATTCAAATTTCCTGCTTTGTTATTCGTTTGTGAATATTCTAATTCAAATTTTGAAGATGTCAAGGAATTATTCAAATTTTTTCGTAAATAATTTATGCAAAAATGAATTTTCTAAAGATAATCCGCACTAATAAAAAATGGAGGTCTTATGAAATACCTATCTGACAACTACGCATACCTGCTTCGCACCCACGGACTCAATTCACGTCAACTATCAGATCGTCTAGGAGGCAAGCCATCCCAACCAACACTGAGCCGTCTTGAGAAAACACCCGGCAAGAACCCGCGCCTTGAAAATATCCAAATCATTGCTGATTTTTTTGAAGTCCCAATCGAAGACTTGATGAATAAGCCGCTTTGGATGGATTCCGCGCAAACTCAAGAAATTACACAAAAAATACAAGAGCCAAAAACATCCTATGCAGCCGCCGGCAAGCTCCCGAAGAAAACTATTCCGCTGCTTGAAATTGACCAAGCAGTGAAATACGTCAGCCAACGAAGCCAAGTTGATATAAAACACAGCGAAAGAGTGGCAACAACCATGCCGCATTCAGACCTCGCCTTTGCCTTACGGATGTTTGACAACAGCATGAGAGCAGAAGAAAACACAGAAGAATCAATAAGCAAAGGCGAAATACTTATTGTTGAACCAAAAATTCCGCCGCGCCACGAAGACATTGTTGTCGTCAATCTGAATCCCGAAAAACAAATCGGGATGGTTGCAAAACTTGAAATCGACCCTTTCGGCAAACGCCGACTGCGAAGAACCGGCATCAATGTTGCCGGTGAGAATCTAATAGACTTGCCGGAAGGAGCTTTTATTTGTGGCGTTGTCATTGAGATAAAACGCCGAACCATCAGTTTTAGTGAGGTAGAAAAACGAATAAAAAACGAATACAACCCAATAGAATCAACACAGAAATAGCGTAACATATTGATTTAAAAAATCTATACCAAAGACCGCAACATTATGCGGTCTTTTTTTTGTATTTTTTATTCAAAAAATTTACATTGTATTCAAAGATTTGAATAAAAATACCTCAAATTATTCAAATATTGCTTGAATAATTTTATTCATTTACGCATAATACACCCATCAAAACAAACAACCCACGAAAGGGCAACCGATGGAAACCAAGAAATCAATCAGACAACACTTGTCTCAAATGCTCCGCAAACTGAAACCGGCAACTCCAAGAAAAAAAGTCATGGTCGCAACGGGATTCTTCATTGAAGAAACTGAGGAAGCGTGCAAAACAGAACTCGACCGAGTTAAAAAACACATCAAAACCGCTTTCGACAATCAAGTTGCCCACCTCATTAAAGACTTCAATATGTCAAAAGAAGAGGCCGAGAAAATCGCGCTTGAACACGCTCAATTCCGAATTGACAGCCTGAATAGCTCATACAACTTATAAACAAAAGGCCGTCTGAATATTCAGACGGCCACACAAAGGGTAAACAATGAAAATCCGCTACATTTTAATTGCCATATTAATAGCAACAGCAGGCTACATGACAGGCAAAGCGACAGCTAAAGAAACAATTACCGTCAACATCGAATGCCCACAGGAAGGCTGCGGTTTTATCGATTTTGATAAAAATCCCGAACTAATCGGAGGCGGTCTCGTTCTCGAACCAACAGACCCGAAATAACCATGCCGGCAATATTAGTCTTAGTCCTAATCATCGTACAAATAGCCGTCGAACGCATCACCGGAATCCGATTCCGCAAATGGATAGACGGTACACCACGGAAATAAAACCATGGCAACCAACAAACGCCCACGGAAAAAATATTGCAAAAAACGTCTGTACTTAATTGACACCGCCCGGCAATCACACGTCAACCCAATTCAGCTCGTAGCACACGCAACCAGCAACAGGCCACTATCGGAAGAAACAATCAAGGCCGTATTAACTGGATACACAAATTTTCTTGACCTAGTTAAATCCGGGAAAGCAACAGGTCAAAATTTCTTCCAAATGTGCGAATGCCATTATCTCTATGTTGCCCTGTTGGAAGTGATGAAACGCGCCAAAGTCAATTTCGACAATTCTGACGACCATATGCATTTCAAACTTCGACTGTCTATCCTACTCGACATCGCGATCGACAGCACAACAGACGTTTTAGAGGGGATTGCAACGCGCGAAAAGAAAACCAAAAAATTCATTCTGACTGGAGATGAGATCAAACACATTGAGCAGTCAATATCAGATTTCAAATGGCTCCTCAAAATTGCAAGCTGGCAGCATTACATTGCCGCACTGAAAGAATCAGAGCCAATCCTAAACCAAGAAGCACACCGTCAACGCAAAAGGAAAAGACTGGAGGCCACACAATGAAATATTTCGCACTTTTATTAATTTGTTTTTCAGCAGGATTAATCGCCTGCTCAATCATCTACTACATAAAAATGCAAACAACCAAAAACAATGACGACTGGCACGGCGGACACTGGCCGCACTAGCAAGGAGAAAGACATGAGCCGCCAACATCCAAATATCGCCGTTAAAAGAAGCCCAAAAAACACATGGATTATTGTCGAATACGTCGGAACTTTTTACGACAAAAAACACTGGTCAATAAACGGCCATTTTAAGCGGAAAGCGAAAACCATCGCAGAATATAAAACATTCGAGGAAGCGGCAGAGAAAGCCGAATACATCCGAACCAACAAAAGCAAAGGAAATTAAAAATGGCAAACATCGACTTATCGCAATGGACTGAAAGTGTACCAGTTCAAATCGCAGTAAACCAAGAACAAGGATTCGTGGATATTATTATCGGCCAAGATGACATTTTTATGAGCATCGACCACGCGAAGGATTTATATCGAAAATTAAAAGAATACTTTGGAGAAACAAAATGATTGAGATCAGAGACAAAAATATCATTGCATACGACGCAAGCGAGAGCTTAATTGAAAGCATAATCAAAGACGTTTTCTCAGGTCTAATGATTGGATTTTGTTTATATATTAGCCATTGGGCAGATTCAGTATTTTGGACTTTTATTACCGGCTTGATGTTTTTATTTTATCTTTCAAGCAAACTCAACAGACTAATAAAAGGCCGTGTCACAAAGTTTAAAACATGGGCAGAGTTTAAAAAATGGGTAGATGCACAGGCCGAGCTTGAAATGAACTCATCTGATATGCCTAAAACAAATAAGGACCAATAAAAATGACCGAATATGTTTTTAAAATCTACACAGATGAAAATGGCGTGAATTTTAAATCACCTAAAGATTTACAACCATCTGAAGAAACTGTAACTGAAATCTTAGCCGCTTGCGCTGCCGGATTGGTATAAATATTTATTAAGGATATTTCAAAACATATTAATGACAATCCAAGTGCATTTATTAAATCCGCAGAAACCATGCTCAACAATGCTGCTTTCTTAGCAGATGAAGATTAGAAAGGCAGGAAGAAAATGAGTAAAAATTCAAAGCAGAGAGAGTTTACATTTAAATATAAGTTTGGCGGGAAGTATTGGGTGGCATCTGTATTTGCCGACAACGTTGAAGAGGCGAAGCGGAAGATTCGGGCGCAGGCCGCGGCGGTTTACGAGGGCGAAGTTATAGCAAAGGTGCCCGTGTTGTATGGGGTTTCTTTTTTTAAGCGGTTTTTTAAAAGATAAGGAGTTATAAAAAATGGAAAATGGAATTTTGACGACTAATTCGCGCATATCAGACTTAATCAGTCGATTGGAAGACTTGAAGGCAGAGCATGGAGACTTGCCAATAACTCACGAACCTCTGCGGGGTGGAGTTGTGTTTGCCGATGTAATGGGATTTAAAGTTGCCTATATTAGACCTAAAGAAAAACGTGAACGAACATGTGCTTACCGTATCGGATCAGCCCAAGAAGGCGATTTGAAGGTAGTGAAATTTTAAAGGGGAAAAGATGAAAAAATATATATTAGTGGCATCACTTTTAAGCATCATCGGATGCTCAGAAGTAGAAAATTTAAATAAATTATCTAGTCATGAAATCTGCACAAAAAGAGAAGCAATCAAAGAAAGACGGGAAGATTACAAAAACGTCTTTCTGCAATGTATGAATAGCCCAAAACGTCTGCAAACTGTTACCGATGATGAAGCGGATGTTGTTACGGAATGTAGAATCACTGCGTCTGCCTTATACGATGTTGATTATAAAGAAGATGAATTTATGAAAAAAACAGACATTTATTATCGAGATTGTTTAAAACTCAAACAATAAAAAGGACCGAGAAAATGTCAAAAATGCCAACAGAAACTAGATTAATGCTGATACACGGCAATACTCACATCCCACTTGAAACAGTGGCAAAAGAATATTTGAACCTCAGCCCTGAAGTAGCACGCCGGAAAGCAAATGCGCAAAGCTTGCCATGGCCGGTAATATCAGCAGATGGAAACAAAAAAAGCCCTAAGTTTGTAAGCGTATCAGCCCTTGCTGAATGGCTAGACCAAATCGAAAGCAAGGCAAAAGACGAATGGGCAAGAGTACGAAATTAAAAAAAAGGCCGCTTGAAATTCAGACGGCCTTTTCTTTCAGGCGAAAAAAGAGCGATCAGGCTGCTCAGCCCGAACAATCTCATCAGCTTCTTGCAGAGCATCTATCATTTCTAGCACCGGAGGTCTTGCCCGAAGATTGGTATATCGCCTCATACTCTCCCAATCTCCATGTAGCGTGAACTGCTGCATCACCGGAATCGACAAACCCTTTTCAGCCAATCTTGTTGCCCCCTCATGACGCAAATCATGAAACCGCAGATCATCAATCTTCAGCTCACGGCACGCACGCTGCCACAAAGAGCCGACACTCCTGCCCTTATAACCACCAAGCAACAAATCGCCATTCTGCACATTCATTTGCCGCGCAATCTCAGGAGAGCGCATCAAATTAATCACAGCCATTGCCTCATCCGATACCATAAAAGCCTTATCGTTACCCTTGCTCCCTCTTGGATTTTTCAAATCTCGCACAAGCCAAAGACGGTTTGTCTCATCAAAATCAGACCAGCGTAATCGGGCAATCTCATCAAGACGGCGGCAGGAATAAATCGCAAACCACATAATCAAGTGCATCGGCAGACGTTTCGGATTTACAACCACGCGCCGCCACGCCCTCAAAAAATATACCGTTAATTTCAAAAGCTCATCGTTATCAGGCAAACGATCACGCCGGCGCGCCTTGCCGATGACACGCGCCCTGCGCAAACCCTCCATCGCAACATCAAGCTCAGCCCATGATACATCAAGCCCCCAAACGAAATGCGCGTGCTTAATAATTGAGCGCATATATTGCAAATCGCCGTTAATCGTAGAGGCAACCACCGGCTTAATACCAAGCCCAGGGCAACCCTTCTGCCGGGCAAAGGCAAAAGCAGAGTAATCAGCACGCGTTAACCTATCCAGCCGCTTATTGGCTATATCAAAATTTAAAATAAAATTGATAACCCCAAGCTTCGTCTCACTGTAATTCGTCCGAACTTCGTCAACATACCGCTTTGCAGCTTCCCTGAGCGTAGGGCATAATTCACGCTTGCCATCGTTAAAAAGCAGGTCAGGATTTGACTCAATCTCAAATTCACGCCGCTTTGCCCACTCAGTCGCAAGAGATTTTTTAGAAAAAGTCCGGCTTTCCGAATATGGAGGATAGCCCTCCCTTTTCACACGCACCTGCGCCCTGTAAACAACAGCCCCCGACGGGTTTGTCCTTTTTGTTATAGTAGCCATTTTTTGCACCATGCAGAATAAATATTTAATGGTGCAAGTATGGTACAACAAAAGAACAGATAAAGCACAAAATAAGCGTATAAAAACAGATAAAATACAAAAGAGAATTTTATAAAAATTATTACAAAACAGATAAATGACTAATTTAAAAGAAAATACTAGATTGATACTANTTTTAACCGATATACCGCTACAATATGTCCTCCTTTTTTCAGACGGCCTGACCCATGCAGCTTATTCTTGCCCCCATGCAGGGGCTGGTGGATGATGTGATGCGCGACCTGTTGACGCGTATTGGCGGATTTGACGAATGCGTCAGCGAATTTGTCCGCATTACGCACACGGTCCACTCACGCGCCACTTGGCTTAAATATGTTCCCGAAATCGCCCATGCCAACCGCACGCCGGCCGGCACGCCCTGCACTGTCCAACTTTTGGGCAGCGATGCGGAAAACATGGCCGTCAATGCTTTGGAAGCCGTGCGTTTCGGTGCGAACAAAATCGACCTCAACTTCGGCTGCCCCGCGCCGACGGTCAACAAACACAAAGGCGGTGCAGTCTTGCTCAAAGAGCCAGACTTGATTTACCACATCGTCCACACCCTGCGCCAACGCCTGCCGCAACACATTCCGCTGACTGCCAAGATGCGGCTTGGTTATGAAGACAAAAGTCTGGCATTGGAATGCGCCTCCGCGATTGAAAACGGCGGCGCATGCGCGTTAACCGTCCATGCGCGCACCAAAGTCGAAGGCTACGAACCGCCGGCACATTGGGAATGGGTGCGCAAAATCCGTGATGCAGTCAGTATTCCCGTTACCGCCAACGGCGATGTGTTCAGCCTTCAAGACTATCTCGACATTAAAACCGTCAGCGGCTGCGACAGCGTGATGCTCGGGCGCGGCGCGGTTATCCGTCCCGACTTGGCGCGGCAAATCAAGCAATATGAAAACGGCGAAACAGTCAAAGACACCGACTTTGCCGAAGTCTCCTCATGGATAGTCCAGTTCTTCGACTTATGCCTTGCCAAAGAGGCCAACAACAAATATCCGGTTGCCCGTTTGAAACAATGGCTGGGCATGATGAAAAAAGAGTTTGAACAGGCGCAGATATTGTTTGACCGTATCCGCGCCGTCAAAGAAGCGGACGAAGTAAAACAGATTCTGCTGTCGTTTGAACAAGAGATGCATTCATGATTTTAAAAGGCCGTCTGAATTTCAGACGGCCTTTAATATGATTACTGACAGATATAATCAGCCAACAGTCTGCCTTTTTCCGCACTGGCTGCATTGGCCATATTCACATGCCTGGTCTCAGGGCCATTCTTGGATTTCAGGGCTTCGCCATATTTTTTGGCAAACTCTTTATTGGCACTGGTCACTCTTGACTCAGTGGCATCCAATATAAACCCGTCTTGCTCATATTTGCCTTGCGCAGT